TTTAAAATTAAGACAACAAGGAATTGAATTAAATAAAAGAACATTGTCTCAATTTCAAAAAACTACAGAACCTGTTATTTATACAGGAAAACCAAACAATGCTCCAGAAGGTTGGAATTGGAATAATGGCCATTACAACGAAAATTTAACCTGGCTTCTGTAACTAGTTATATTTATAATAAAATTAATATATTATGGCGTCTTTAAGAAAACGTTTACAAAACCTATTTAGTACTAACGTCGTTGTTCGTGCCTATGGCAAAGATAAACTTCGTGTAGTAGATACTAACCGTTTACAAGGGGTTGGTAATTTAAATCAAACTAAAGTAGCAGACCGCTATACTAGGATGCATGGTGCTAACAAGCACATGGTTGGCGGTATGGGCGGATATGATTCCAATTACTATATGCATCAGAATCGTATGCAGCTTTATGCTGATTATGAAATGATGGATAAAGATCCTATTATTAGTTCCGCACTAGATATATATTCAGATGAATCTACATTAGCAGATCAATTCGGTGACATACTAACAATTAAAAGTGATAACACACAAATTCAAAAAATACTTTATAACTTATTTTATGATATTTTAAATATTGAATTTAATTTATGGACCTGGATTCGCAATATGACAAAATATGGTGATTTCTTTTTGAAATTAGATATTGCAGAAGAAGTTGGCGTAATGAATGCACGACCAATGTCTAGCTATGAAATTGAACGATTTGAAGAATATGATGAAGCAACTGGAGAATATAAAATTACGTTTAAACACGTAGGATCTCCAAATGTTCACTTTGATGTGTTTGAAATGGCACATTTCCGAATGTTATCAGATTCTAACTTTTTACCATATGGTAGATCAATGTTAGAAGGAGCACGTAAAGAATTCCAAAAATTAATGATGATGGAAGATGCAATGCTCATACATCGTATTATGCGAGCACCCGAAAAACGTATCTTTAAAATTGATATCGGTAATATTCCGCCAAATGAAGTTGATTCATTCATGGAAACAATTATCAATAAAATGAAAAAAATTCCACATATTGATCAAGCAACGGGAAATTATAATCTTAAATTTAACTTGTCGAACATGTTAGAAGATTATTACTTGCCGGTCCGCGGAGGCCAATCAACTACATCAATTGATACATTACCTGGAATGACTTTCACTGGTATGGATGATATTGAATATATCAGAAACAAAATGATGGCTGCGCTTAAAATTCCTAAACCGTTTTTAGGATATGATGAGGGAGTAGAAGGTAAAACTACATTAGCATCAATGGATATTCGTTTTGCTAGAACAATTGAGCGCATTCAAAAAATTGTTTGTTCTGAATTAACTAAGATTGCAATCGTGCATTTATATGCACAAGGATTTGAAGGAGCAGATTTAATTGGATTTGAATTAGAATTAACATCGCCGTCAATTATTTATGATCAACAAAAAGTTGCATTAATGAATGAAAAAATGACATTAGCTAATGCAATGAAAGATTCAAAATTATTATCAGATCGATACATATATGAATATATCTTCAATATGTCAGAAGACCAATGGCTTCAAGAACGCAATGATGTTGTTGAAGATCTTAAACTTCGTTTCCGCCAAAATCAAATTGAACAAGAAGGAAATGACCCAGCAGTTACCGGAGTATCATTTGGAACGCCGCATGATTTAGCAACAGTTCATATGTCAAGCAATGAAGTTGAAGAAAAAGATAAAGGCGGCCGTCCACCTGAAGGAATTAAACCAGAACAACATAAAAATGCATTTGGTTGGGATCCGACAGGTAAAAAAGAATTAAAACAAGCATTTAATGCTAATAATCAATCAACTACATTTACACCTGATGCTAGATGGGATAGAGCTGTTAGACCAGTAGCTACCGAAAATCACAATATATTAAAATATCTGAAAAATAAACAACCTGCAATGTTATTAGAATCATTGAAATCAAATAAAATGAGTCATGACGATCAAGACACGGGTACTATATTGGACGAAAATAACATTTTGTAAAAAACATTATATTTATATTAAATAAAAAACGGTTGAAACCTTATGAAAAAATTAAAACATTCAAAATATAAGAATACTGGTATTCTGTTTGAAATGTTAGTGCGTAAATTAACTTCAGAAACGTTGTCTTCGAATAAAACTGTAACGGTTGATATAATTAAAAAATACTTTGGAAAAAATACAGAATTATCAAAAGAATTACAACTTTATAACGCATTATTAAAAGAACATTTCAAAAGTGAAGCACAAGGATTAGATTATATCCGTACGGTAAAATCAGCATATGATAAATTAAATCAAAGTGTTTTGAAACGGCAACGCTACAATCTAGTTAAAGAAATTTCAGAAAAATTTGTATTTGCGAATATGTCTAAAATTCATATTTCAAATTACAAACCGTTAGCTTCAATATACATGATTTTTGAATATGAAGAAACATCTAATCCGAAACAACTTTTAGAATGTAAAAATGTTATTATTCAAAATGGAACTATAACTGAAAAGAAACAAATTGAAAAAGATTTAGTACTTGAAAGTTTTGAATCACAACCTAAAGACATTCGTTTATTAACATATAAATTACTTGTTGATAAATTCAATGAAAAATATTCAGTACTTGATGAATCACAAAAACAACTTTTAAACAAGTATATTACCAATGTTAATGATACTGCTGCTTTAAAAGAATATGTACAAATTATTATTCCTTGTATTAAAACAGATTTAGCTTCACAGGCAACACAAATTACCGATAAAGCAACACAAATCAAAGTACAAAAACTTTCTGAAATGTTATGTACTGTTGAAAACATGAAAACAATCAAAGAATCTCATATACTTTCTTTATTACGATATTTTGATTTAGTTCGCGAATTAAAGGAGATGCATTAATGAAGTCATTCTTAAAAGAGATTGAAAGCAAGTTTGTAGAACTTGAAAATAATTATTGTGATGCATGCGATCGTCCTGTAGACCAATGTATATGTGATGAAGAAGACATTGCTGAAATTAGTACGTCGGCAGCAGCCGGCTCATATAATACACCAATGGCATTTAGTAAAATGGGTGCTGGAGATGATACGGTTGAAGTATTAGGAATGAAACGTATTAAGAAACGTTTTAAAGAATCTGTTAATACTCCACCATCATTTAAATGGAAAGAAACAGGACATCAAACTCCTGAATCTAATGAAGAACTTGCAACAGATAAATTTGCTTTTTCATCTGAGTCAGAATATGGTACATCAAATACAACTGATGAAACAAAAAAACATTCATCTAAAGTAGCTGAAGCAATGGATAGAAAATATGAACAACTTATTGAATCATATAGAACATTTGCAACAGGCGATTCTAAATCAACACCTGAACAAAAAGTAAAAAATACAATTAAAGAGGTAGCTAAAAAACTTCAAGAAATTGAAACGTTAGTTAATCATACTTCGAGATTAAAAACTGAATCTGGATTATCAAGAACAAATATAGGCTCATCGGCCGATAAAGCATTAATTAAAATATCAGAACGATTAACGAAAATAGCAGAGCGCGTAAGATCATTAGGAGAATAAGATGTCAAAATTATTAGTAGAATATATGCAATTTAAACCAATTGGTTCATTGAATGAACAAAGCGGTGCTGCATATGGAGTACCAGGTGGTTTTGTTGTGCAAGGAATTTTGCAGCGAGCTGGTTCGAAAAATCAAAACGGTAGAATTTATCCTCGTATTATATTAGAACGAGAATGTAAACGATATCAACAAGAATATATTGATCAACATAGAGCTTTAGGTGAATTAGATCACCCAGAATCATTAGTAGTTAATTTAAATAACGTTTCACATAACGTTCTTAAAATTTGGTGGAAAGGCGATGATTTATGTGGAGCAGTACAAATTCTAGAAACACCATCGGGTAAAATTCTTAAAGAACTTTTTAAAGCAGGCATTACTTTAGGTATTTCATCGCGCGGGTTAGGATCAGTAAAAGAATTGCGTAGTGAAGGAACAGTAGAGGTTCAAGAAGACTTTGAATTAATATGTTGGGACTTCGTGTCAAATCCTTCTACTCATGGGGCTTTTATGCGTCCTACGAGCATGAACGAATCGATTGATAAAATGAATGCCGGAAATAAATATAATAAAGTAAATAGCCTTATAACTTCGATTTTATGCGAAGATGGTAAATGTAGGATACTATAATGAGAACACCGAACTTAAAATTTATTCTAGAAACAATTCTAGAAGATCAACCAAAACCAATGTCTAAAGACGAAAAAAGAGCATTCATGCAAGAAGTAGCAAACTTTTCAGCATTAGGTGAATCGGTATATGGAAAAGGCAATTTAGAAGAAATTGTTGAACGAGTTAAAAATATTGTTGAACGTGCTGATCGTGTTATGACTGAAAGTGATGATTGGATGGCAAATGCCGCACACAAAAAAGGCAACAAAAGAATGCATGAAGATTATCGAGATTTTGAAGATGCAGCTCGTTCATTAAAAGAAGCACAAGACCGAATGGCCATGGCATATGAAAATATCGGACAACATTTAAACAGATATTTTGATGTTCAATAATTTGGATCTTACAAAAAAAATTATTATAATATAGGCAAGTAATGAGCATATTTAAAAAATTATATAAAGAATTTTTCGGATTAACAGAACAAACAGCACCATCTGGTGCCGGCGCTGTGAAAATGCCTAAAGATACAAAACCTGCAGATATTAAAAAAATGACTGACCAAGGTGTAAATGTACAATTGGAAGGTGATATTGATGAAGCAAAACTAGTTAATAACATAACTGATTATAGAGGTGGAGTAGAATTTGTTTTACGTGATCCTGCAGATGCAGTTAGAGTAACTAACGAAATACAACAATGGACTGCAAAAAAAGGTATTACGTTAGTTAAAAAACAAATCGCAAAAACAGGTAAAGTAGTTTATCTTTATTTTAGATTAGGAGAAGACCCGGGAACAGAATCACAAAAGATTCAAGGATATTTAGCACAAATGCCAGAACTTAAACATTTCAGATTTAAAGTACGCGGAGAACAAGCTCCAACACCTACCCCAGCACCACAAGCCCCAATGTAAAAATTTAATAACGTTATATGAATAAAAAACAAAAACAACATCAAACAATTGTTCCAGGACATTCACT